GATGCTAAAGATGATATGAGAGCTGGTATAAAAATGGCAGTAAAAGATAAAAAAGATTTAAGTTTAATTAGGGCAAGCTCCTATAAAGGAGATAATTCTAAAGCGAAATATGTTTTTGATATGTTAAAAAGTGCGAGAAGTTATTATAAAAAAATGAACTAATGGGTGGGCTTACAAAAAAAGAATTAAGAACTGAAAAAGATCTCACACCAAAACAAAAAATGTTTGTTGAGATAATGGTGCAAGATCATGGCCAGATAACTCAGGCAGAAGCATTGAAGCGTGCAGGATATGATTGTAAAGATATCAATAGTGCTAGATCTACTGCTTCACAATTATTAAATAGAAGAATTAATCCTCATGTTGCAAAGTATTATGACAAGAGGTTTGAACAAGAAGTTAAAAAATACGAGAGTGACAACCTCAGACGTTACAAAAGATTTGAAAGACTTGCTGATAAGGCAGAGAAGAAAGATCAATTTGCTGCAGCTATAAATGCAGAATATAGATCTGGCCAATTAGCAGGTGCATTCATTGATAGAAAAGAAGTCAGAGTAACAGGTCTGGAGGGTATGTCACGTGAAGAGCTTGAGAACAAACTCAAAGAGCTTTCAGAGAAGATCGATGGCCACAACGCCAAAACCATCGAGGTTCAATCTGAAGACACAGCACTTATTAAAAAAGGCTAGTTGGTCTGAGTGGATTAAAGTCTTCAATCAAGTACACAACTCCACAATGTTTACATCTGTTGGAAGTGTATCGGTAAAAATTTATGAGAAAAAAAATAGCTATACCAAAAAAAGTAAAAGATCAGATAGATAGGTATCCAATGGTTGCTGTTGAGTGGTATGATATTGTATCAAACAGCAGTTGGTCTACATTTGATGAACTGAAAAAATCTAATTTAGCAACATGTATTACAAAAGGTCATTTGTTTTCACAAGCAAAAGGCATAACTAAGTTGTTTGGTGATTACTCTTATGCTGATAATGGTATTGACATTGAGAGCATAGGTAATACTACTATAATTCCAAATTCTGTAATTAAGAATATAAAGAAATTAAGTTAATTAATGACAATAAAAGCACAGGAAGCAAGGCTTTGGCAAAAGGTTAAAAAGAACTTAACTGGTTTTCATTTAACCCGCATAGAATCTAGCACAATCAATGGTATTCCAGACATTCATGCAGCTAATAAAGATCATGTATTTTGGATTGAACTTAAATCTGATGAAGCTAATTATCCTAAATTAAATAAATGGCAAATCGTATGGATCAACAAGTATGTTAAAGCAGGTGGTAAGGTAATTATCTTGGATGAGACCCTCTCGAAGAAGCTGCTTAAACTTTACAGACCGGTGTCCGGTTTCACCGATCCTCGTTCCCTGGTCTCGTTTGCCTCGTTCTCGTTCCCGTTACAATGGCCACGGATCCGGGAGACCATCCTTCAGGAGCTGGTGAACTGTGCAGCGTGATCCTCGTTCTCCCTTCTCGTTCTCGTTCTCGTTTGAACTGGAACAGGGCCAACGGACCATCCAGCAGCGGGAGCTGCCTTCCAGGAGAAGCTCGTGTCGTTATCTGCCCCTCGTTTTTTTACCTCTTTAGTTAGTTCGGGGGGCTGGTAACGGCATGGCACCTGCAGCTGGATCTCGTCTCGTTGTCAAGGAGAAAGATCTCGTTCTCGTTTGAAAAAGAGCACTGGCACGGGCAGCGTACATTACAGGACTGGGATCCAGAGCAACTGTGATTTCAACAGTGTGAAAGAAAGCTCTTGACATATATCCCATCAGGTCTTATGTAAAGTAAAACTAACAAAGGAGAGCATATGAAAAATCAAAACAAACCTGAAGCAGGTAAAACGTACGCGTTAACGGGGGCTCGTGGTACGAGCTGCATTGCCAACGGCAACAGCTGGGCCGAGTCTGAGGTCCACGGAGAACATGCCGTTACCATCGACTGGGGACAAGAGAAACAAGAAAGAAAGAAGTATACCTTCGCATCCGCTGCAGAGAAGAATGCATTTATGAAAGGCGTGGAGGAAATGGATGGTTGGCTCGAGTACAGTGTCGTTGGGGAGGACAAATGAAGGTCTCGTCTCGTTTGCAATTGGCCTGGCACCAGCAGCAGGTAGCCTGTGCCATCAGCTCCAGGAGCATCTGGTGGAAGTAGTAGCGTTGTACCTTGTTTTACTATTCTTGTACCCTGAAGCTGTGCTTTTGGTTACCGGACTTTTCGTTCTCGTTTTAGCTGCAGCTTTCTAATCTCGCTCGTTTGACTGACTGCTGGATCTGGCAGCGTGCACACAGAGTTTGCCCGTCAGGCGCAGGAAGTTCTGGTGGTGGCAGATGAGGTGGTGGTAGAAGCTAGTTTAGAATCGTTCTAAAAAATAATTGTTGCGTTGATCGGTGGGATTTGATAAGAGAGACGTGGGTGGTTTGTCAGTAAAAGTAATGTACATTTGAAATCTTTCCACCCTTTAAAAAACTAACAAAGGAGAAGATATGGGTTTAGACCAACACGCACACATAAGAGGAACAAAAATAGATTGGGATAAGTTCTTTAGTGATGATACTTATTCTGAAAAGGCAGGTGTTTTCGTTTGGAGAAAACACGCAAGGCTTCAAGAGTTCATGGCGAAGAAATGGGCAGATCAAAACCCTTCGGTAAAAGTTGAAGGACATCTGGCACATCTCGGTTTTAATAGTGATCAAGAAGCACCATGTTATATGACGCAAGAGGTCGTTGACGAATTAGGAGAACAAATAGCAAAAGGTTTTTCTGATTACGTTGCCGAAGATGGATTTTTTTGGGGTCAGCAATTCCAAAAGGATTCGGTTAAAGAGTACAAAGAGCAGGACATCAAGTTCTTAAAATTTTGTCAACAAGCGATCAATGAGAATAAGGTCGTAGAATATTGGTGTAGTTGGTAATGCCGAAAGATAGAAAGGTAGAGGCGACAAATGTCGCCTCGCCTCGTGTTAGTGGTTGGGCGATTGTTATGACATGGGAGAGACCTGACGGCACGTGGTACACAGAAACCAAAACTGATGTCGCTGACCATGTTGCGCATGAAGTAGATGAATGGATTACGGAGTTAGAAAATGAAAAGAAAGAATAACGCCTCGCCTCGTAAAGCAGGACAACAAGCACAAGATGAGTTCACCAAGCGACTGACAACGCTGGTGCAGGGGTTGGAAAAGACAATGCAACTAGAGGTTGAGCCAAATGTTGATACCATTAATAATATCATTAATAAAAAAGATAAAAAAAAGTTAAATTAGTTCTTGTAATGGGATTGCATAAGATATAAAAGGATTGGGCAAACATAAGTTTGTATAACTTAACAAAGAGGTAAAAATGCCAAATGCAATAAAAAAGCTAAAGCAAGATGAAAAGAAAATAATTCTTGCTTATGCTCAATTAAAGCTAAAAGCAAATAGACTATCTAAAGAGTTAGACACAATGAAACAAAATGTTGTGGATTGCTTTGATAGAACAAACCAAAACTTAATTATTGTTCAAGATGAACAAGGCAATAGTTTTGGATTACAAAAAATAAATCGTAAGCGTAAGAAATTTGAAACAGCAAATTTCAAGATTGCTCACAATGATTTATTTAACAAGTTCACTACTGAGATTGAATATAGTGAATACAAAGCAATAGGGGATAACAATGCCCAATAATGATTTGATGAATATTGCTGAAGTATTAGCAAAAAGAGTTGGCGATAAAACGCCAACTCAACTAGCTGACATGGTCATTGATAATGGAGTTAAGAAACAACTCAATTATGAGATTATGTTTCAGTTATTAATGGGTGAGTGTGAAAAGCATATACTCGAAAATGTTGGCAACCCAGTTGTTGACGAGTTCAAAGAAAAC